GTTCGCGCTGATGCTGCTGGTCCTGCAGCTGCGCCTTGACGATTTCGGGATCGGGTGCTGGCGGCGGGGGCGGCGGTGCATTGGGATCGGGCGGCGCCTCCGGGTCCTGGAAGAACTGATCGCCATTCTTGAAGCCCAGCACCTCGGCCAGCTTGACGTTGGCGTTGTAGACGTGCTTCGGCTTGCAGATGCCGATGGCCAGGCCCTCAGCCTGTGCGCCTTTCAGCATGCCGATGTGCTGAACCTGCTGGTCCTTGTTGCCCGTGCCCAGGCCGACGTTGATCTCCAGGTCGAACTGGTTCGTCCACTCGCGCGGATCGATGTCCACCCAGCCGTCGGTAAGCTCCACCTGCTCGGCGCGGTTCTGGAACTGGGTGACCAGTTTCAGCATCTTGCGCATCAGGTCGGTGTAGCCGGTTTCCGCCAGCTGCCGCTCGATCAGCTCCACGCGAGCGTCCGCGCGGTTGGTGACGATGTTGGCCTGACCCAGCGTGCTGTTGCCGTCCAGGCCCAAGCCGTTGCCACCCTGGCTCTGCCGGGTCCAGCCCGTGGCTTCCTCGGCGTCCAGTTCCACCTGTTCGGTGAGCTGCACGGCGGTGTTCACGTCGCCCATACCCTGGTCCAGGCGGCCCACGGCGCCTGCCTGCCGGATGCGCACCACACCACCGGGGCGCGATGACAGCAGGTCGTCCAGGTTCACCTGGCCCTCGACCGCGAAGTAGCGGCCGTTCGTCTGCAGGTAGGTGTTGTCGAGCGCGGCGCGGCGCAGTGCGGTCTTGACGCGCTGATGGGCGCGCGCCAGGTCGGCGGGGCACATGCCGATCAGCCGGTGCGCACGCAGGATCGGCGTCCAGCCCACAAATGGGTGGTCGTCGGCTTCCTCGTTGTCCAGAATGCGTTTGCCGCACCGGGTCACCTTGCGCCAGGAGGCCAGGCCGTTGCCGTCGTAGTCGCACATCACATAGCACTCGGTCACCCAGACCTCGCGCATGCCAGGGTCCTCCCCGCTGTCGCTCAGCGGCGGGCTGGTGTCGTCGTAGGCACGGCGCTGGGCTTCCTCGGCGTTGTACTGATCGTCCTCGCTGGCCAGGTCTTCCAGATTGGTGTAGCCCACTGCCTTCAACTGGCTGATGGTGCGCTTGAAGCGATGGCCGATGAATTTGGTTGTGCTGAGGCTCTTGGTGTCGCGCCGCACCAGCATTTCCTCGGGCGGGACGTTCTCGATACACAGGCGGCCGCCGGCCTTCTTGCGCTTCACCGTCACGTCCCACAGGAGCGGGACAGGCTGGGCTGCGAATGCGTCGATCTGGGCCTGGACGAATTGCACCCCGCCTTGTGGGTTCAGGTGCGCCTGCACCTCAATCTGCGCAAGCTGCTCCTGCATCTGCTCCAGTTGCTGTGCCTTGGCCTTCTCGGCTTCCGGATCAGGGTAGGAGCGCTGCTCGACAGGCTCAACCTCGTCATCGTCCAGCAGCATGGCCAGCTGCTCAGGCGTCTGGCCCCGATATTCCTCTTTCGACTCGATCACCGAATCGTCCCACCAGACCTTAACGAAGCCATACTTGGACAGCAGGCCGTCGCGAATCCAGGTGGTCACGATCTGGTAGCCGGGATTCTTCTTGCGCAGCAGGTAGTTGAGGTATTCCGTGGCGTGCTTGGCCTTCAGCTCGTCGCCCTTGCGCGTGCCCTTGAACTCGACCGGCTTGTCCGTGCCGCAGAAGGTTTTCACCAGGGCTGGCTCCATGCCCAGGATCGTGTTGCTCACCGTCGTGTCCACGTAGGTGGACCGGCCTTCGATCTCAGGCGGCGCCAGGTCACCCTCGGCCTTGGCCATGAAATACTGCTCGTTCAGCCGGCGCTCGGCGGCCAGCGTGCTACTTGCGCCGCTGAAGGCCACGGCCTGCTGAATCTCTGCGTCCGTGAGCGCCAACAGTTTGTCGTCGGTCATGTGTGCCATTTATGCGGTTCCCATACGGGGGTAGTTGAGCGGCGAGGACCAGGTGGTGCTGGGTTCCTCGTAGGCCACGGCCATCAGGCCGAATGCATCGGCGCCGTGGCTGGCCCAATCGTGCTCGGGGCCGAGGCCGATGTTGCGAATCTCATCGCGCTTTTCGTGGTACCAGCCAAGTGCGTCACGCCCTGGGCCGGTCGTGTCCTCGTTGAACCACATGCGAGGGAACAGGTTGCGCACGGCGTCAATGCGAGCAGCAGCCGCGCCGCGCCCCTGGTTCGGCACCACGGTCACGGTGTAGCCGGCGGACTCCAGCGCGCTCTGATACGACACGTCAAACACCCGGTCCTGCGTGCTGCCGTCGTGCGGGAGCCAGATCTGCGCATGCTGGGGCGTGTACTCTCGCGCGCGCATCCAGGCCAGGTGCGAGCCGATGGGCTGGCCCTGGGCTTCGTAGTAGTCCAGCACGCGGATTTCTTTGCCGATGAACTGGGCGGCCCAGATCGTGAACGCGTCGGCCCGCGCGCCGGTACCGCCGATGTCCGCGAACAGACGGATGGTCATCAGCGGGTCGGGCGCCACGCGGCCAATCCGGCCGTCCAGCTTGGCCTTGGCCAGGTGCTTGGCGAAGTAGGCGCCCTCGACCACCGTGGCGTAGCCACCTTCCCAGATATGGTCGTAGTGCTCGGGGCGTTCGGCCAGGTCGCGCTGCCGTTCGCGTTCCAGCTTTGCCGGGAACTTGGGGTTGTCGCGCCAGTTCAGCTCGACCACTTTGATCAGCGGGTCCGTGGAGTCACGGAAGCGTGTCTCAACGGCCGCCTTCTTGCGCTTCGGGTTCCACGTCACCCAAAGCTCGGCGTTCCAGCCGTCTCCCTCTTCGCGCAGGGTGGGGATGAGCGTCCTGAACGCCTCGTCCGTGACTGGCTCGGCCTCGTCCACCCAGCAGATGAGGATGCGTCCCTTGGACTTGATGCTGGCGATGTTGCGATCCAGGCCGGCGAACGAGAACCAGATGCGGCCGCACTTGCTGCGGATGTACTTGTCCCCGATCTCGTACCAGGCGGACAGAAATGGTTCGTCTTCGATGGCGCGCTTGCATTCCTCGAGCGAGGAATCGTCCAGCGAGTTCATGAACTGGCGGGCACACAGCAGCTGGCCGGTCACGCCCGCCATGCCGTAGATGTAGCCGCGCACGGCCAGCATTTTGGCGAAGCTGCGCGTCTTGGCCGAGCCGCGGCCGCCGTAAGCCCCGCGCACATCGGCCTCGCCTTCGAAAACTGGAATCAGCTTGGCCGGGATTTCAATCTGGACGGCGGTCATTCTGACTTCATCGCCACAAGCTGCACCTGGGTGACCTTCAACGGCCCGCCACCTTCGCCCGTCACCTGCAGGGGCAGCAGCTTGGTGTAAATCTGACCCCAGAAGATGCGCTCATTGGCCTTATCCTCTTTCGCCCAGGCTACCAGCCGGGCAGCGCCGCCCAACTGCTCGGCAGCCTCGGCAATTGCATCCTTGGCAATCTGTGTGGTCTTGTTTCGCGATCCTTTTGGCCTGCCGGGGGACACTGGCATGACCTTTTTAGGCCTTTGTTTATCGTTCATGGCTGTCAGGATTCCTTGCGGAGTGTCCTGCCTCGCATGCAAAAGAAAAGCCCCGCGAGGCGCTGGGCCAGGCGAGGCGGAAGGTCCGGCGATGCCGAACAAGGAGACTCGGTACTTACGACCCCCTGTTACTGGGGATCAGATGCCAGCCAAGCTGGCGGCGGATTTCATCGGGGGAGGGCGGCGGCGTGCGCTGCTGGGCGCGCTGCTGCATGTGATGCCGAACCTGCTCCTTGCTGGGGTGCGTGGTTTGCGTCATGGCCGTCCTCCGAAGGTGAAGCCCAAAAGCAAAAGCCCCGCGCTCATCGCTGAGGGCAGGGCTTCGGGCGTGACTACGGCTGCCGATGGGCAACCGCGCTTCAGATCAAATTGTTGGGCGGGATCATATTCCATTTGGAAATTTAGTCAAGCAAAATTATTGACTGTCGGAATTTTGATGTGTTTTGGCAAGGATGGCTTCCAGCTCCGCTTGAACGCGGCGCATCCGGTGGTCGAACTCCCTGGTCGGGAACTTCAGGAACGCAGCGATGTAGCCGTTTGACTTGCCGTCGACGTAGTGCAGCCCCACCAGCCGGCGCTGGCTGAGCGTCAGCTTGACCATGGCACGGCCGACCAGCAGCGCATCAGCGCTGTCGATCACGGTTTGCACTGGCTCATCCGTGTAGCCGCCGGGCAACTCACCCATCTTCGCCCTTCGCAGGCGCTCTAGTAGTGGGCCTAGGCTGGTGAGGCCGTCGTTCCCCGCTCCGCCGCGCCGATCTGGCCGGTTGCACCACGCCGCCCAGTTCTCAAGGCGCCTGCCAATGTCCGTCCCTCCCGCCACTACGCATTCCCCGCCTTGGAGCTTTCCATTGCGCGGGTGATCGCGGTGTCCGCTTCCAGGTTCGCATCGAACATGACGCGTCGGCGTGTTCGCAGCATCTCCAGTCGGAGGGCCTCCCGCTCAACCTGGGTTTGCAGAATCTGCGTGCGCAGGCGCCTGTTCTCGGCCGCCAGCTTCACGATGATGCGCAAGCCGAATGCGACCAGGGCCACGGTGCTCGCGCCCACTGCGGCATGGACGATCTCGGGCGCAATCATTCGTCGTCTCCCAGGTCGTCCAGCTTGCTCAGCACCGTGCCGAGGCCGAGTAGCGCGAACACGGCGATGACGGCCAGCAGGAGCACATAGGCCAGTTCGGGGGTAATGTTGGGGGCGAAGTCGGTCATGATTGGACTCCTTCCGCTGCGATGATCATGAGGCGGTGCTTGCACTGTTCGATCAGCCAGAGCAGGTTGCCGCCGTCCGCGTGGCTAGCCGCGATGTACAGCTCGCCGTCTTGGTCATAGCCCAGCACGACGACCGCGGTCACCTGGCCGACAGCTTTCTGCAGCACGCGGTCCGGGTCCAGATCCAGCCTGGTGATGCCGTTGAATTCGAAGATCTTGGCGCTCATGCGAACAGTCCCTCCTGCGGCTGCTCCACCGCCAGCGGGGTGATGGTCACGACCACGCGCGCCTCGCCGTCCGGCTCCATGCGCTCAGCGGTCAGGCGGCGGACCCACTTGTCGTCTTCGATCACGCCACCCTTGAGCGAGTCGAACAGCACCTTGTTGGCATTGTCCAGATCGATGCACTGCACGGTGTCATCCCATGCGGCGCCGGCCTGGCGCTGGCGCTTCTGCCAGTCCTGCGGCCGGTGCGGGTACAGCTTCACATCGATGTGCACGCGGCCCAGGATCGGGCGCCGGATGCCGGCGGCGATGGCCAGAGCATCGACTTGTGCGCGGTAGGCCTTGGCCTCCTTCGTGGGCACGATGCTGATGTGCGCGCCGAGCCTCACCGGGCGCCAGTAGCGATTGGCTGACAGGGGATACGGCAGGGTCAGGGTGATCGGCTGCATGCTGTCTCTCTCGTTGTGGTTGTTGTCAAAGGGTTGCGCGCGAGTTGGTCTCTATGCTGGGATCGGGCGCTGTTGTGGCAGCGGCTTGAGCGTGTAGCGGATCGGCTGAGCGTCGGGCCGCTCCAGGTACTGCTGGCTGTCGGCGTGGAACCAGAAGCCCAGCTTTCCTTCGAACTCGCCATGCCGCTGCTTCTCGCAGGCCAGCAGGCAGGTGGGCTCCAAGCTCATTTCGTCCTGGGCGGCTTTCTTGTTGCGCCAGACGATGAACACGTTGTCCACCAGGTCGGTGATGGAGCTGGCGCCGCGAATGTCGAACTTGCCGGGCGCCTTGTGCTCGCTCTCACCCTTGCGCACGTGGTGGACCAGGTAGACGTGCACGCCCTGGGCCTGGGCGAAGCTGCACAGGTCGTTGACGAAGTCCTTCTGGCCGTTGTAGTCGTCCTCGCCGCGCACGCACTTCATGAGGCTGTCGATCACGAAGTGCTGAATGCCGAAGGTCTTGCGGGCGTAGCGCAACACGGCCATGAGGCGGCGCCAGTCGATGGCGCCCATGTGGTCGTAGATCCACAGCCGGCCATCGGTCCACTTGTGCAGGGCGGACAGCCAGGGCAGGGGCGGCCGGTCGCCTGCGTAGGCCTGGCGGCTCATGCGCTGCATCTGGCGCGGCGCCGACATTTCGAACGATGCGGTCAACACGCGCTGGTCCTGCTGGCAGAGGTCGAGGATGACCTGGGATAGGAACATGGACTTGCCATGGCCGTTGACGCCGGCGAACAGCGAAACCTCACCGGGACGCAACTCGATCTTGCCGCGCGCCTTCTCCCACAGCATGGTGGGGTGCTGCGGCTTGTCGGTCGGCGGGTAGAACGTCTCGGCCACCTGATCGAGCCAGCTGGACGCGGGCAGGATGCGATGGTGCTCTTCCTCCTGCATGAAGGCGGAAAAATCGATGGAATCGGGAATCAGGTTCATCAGATATGCCCCCAGGTGCGACGGGTGATGGCGTTGCGGATGGACTCCGGCGAAACGCCGTAGGTGCCGGCCAGGTCGGCAGTGCTGAGGCTGGAGGAGCGAATGGTGCGCACGTCGTCGGCGGTCAGCTTCGACTTGGCGTTTCGCTCGCCCTTGGCCCCCGATTGCAGGAAGGTCGGGGCCGGGGCTTTCCGTCCCTTCCGGTACGCGTCAAGCATGTTCTCCCGGTGCGTGCCCAGGAACAGATGCGACGGATTGACACATGCCGGGTTGTCGCAGTGGTGGCAAACACACATGTCGGCAGGGATCGCCCCGTTGACCACTTCCCAGGCAAGGCGGTGCGCGAACCTCTGCTTGGTGCCAACGATCAGCTTCCCGTAACCGTCATGGTTCCGATACCCGGTCCAGTTCCAGCACGTGTCGGTCTTGTCGGTGTACTTGGCGAGCCGAGCGGCAATGGGCTCAGCCTTCCGGCCTGGCTTACGTTTGTTCTGCATGGGGAATCCCGAATTCGTTGCGGTGATAGGTCCTGCCCTGGGCGAAGTCGCGGCTTTGGGACTCGAGCCAGGGCAGGAAGTCCAGCTCCTGCACCCACAGGCGCGGAGCTTTCGCCAGGTCTTCTGGCGTGGGCATGAGGTAGACCTTGGCGCCCCAGTTGGCGGCCGGATGCCACGCGCACAGGTAGGCAGGCCTGGCCATGGCGATGGCCTTGGCAACCGCGCCCCATGCAGGGTCGTCGCCCACCCACAGGCACACGTCCAGGCCGTGGGCCCAGCGCCAGTCGTAGTCGTGTTCCAGGCTCGCGTAGACGACCGGGTTGGCAGTCTCGATGCGGCCGATCAGCGACACCATGACCATCGAGTCCGGTCTGCGGCCGCGCATGCGGGCCTGCAGGATCTCCTTGGCGCCCTGGGCGATCATTCGTAGTCCCTCCCGGCCACCAGGGCAGGAGCGGGGGCTGGTACAGCGCCTGGCTTGCTGGCGCCGGCGACGTTCAGCCGCTTGGCTTCACGCGCCCAACGTTTCACGATCCCGACCACATAGTCCGGCGTGAACGCTTCGTCTGGCTTGGTGCGCTTCGCCTCTTCGCAAGCGGCGGTCACCGTCTCAGGCGTGACGCCTTGCGCTGCCATCTGCTGGATGACGAGGTTGCCAGGGTTGGCATTAACGCCGAATGGGCGCATCGCCATGGCCAGCTTGGCAGGCAAGCCAGGCTCGAAAGTGGGGTACCCCCCACCCTTTTCGGGGTCCGAAGTCGAGTCGTTTGAATCGGGAGAGACGGGGGCTACGGGGGTAGTTAA